CAAATGCACCAAAATTATTCGCAATAGCTGTAGCTGCTTTTGCTGTCGGTGCAAGTGTTTTGGCTATAGCTTTCGCAATCAAAATGTTAGCAGATCTCGATTACGGTAAGTTATGGAGTGCGGTAGGCGCACTCGCCGTTGTATTTGGTATACTGGCATTAGCGGTACTCGGTATGTCGACCGGTGTTGGAGGAGCTGCAGCAATAGCACTGGCTGGTGTGCTGTTGGGTATATCTGTGGCAGCGATGATAACGGCTGGTGCAGCATATGTGCTGGCTTTAGCATTTGAGGTTGCTGCGAATAGCATCGTTAAGCTTATGGAAGTACCGGCTAGCGATTTATTACTTATGGGTGGTGCATTGATCATATTCGGCGGTGAACTATTGGCGGCAGCTATAACGATTGGTGCTGGTGGTGCTGCGATGGCTGTCGCGTCGATTGCTTTGGGACTTGGTATGGGTGGCTTAAGTGTAGCGATGTTCTTGATTAGTAATAATGCAATCGCTAAGATGGAGAGACTAGGTGATGGTGGTCTTGCGAACTTTGGGCGTGCTCTCGTCATTGCATCACCTGGTATTGCCGCATTTATAGCATCCATGGGGCTAGGCATCGTATTCGCAAAGGGCATGGGTGGTCTCGCAAGTGGTTTGTCTTATCTGGCTGCTATAGATGCTGCGGCATTAATAACAACGAGTACTGCATTGCTGGTGTTTGGTAGGGCGATCAAATTGGTTTCTGGCAGTACCATCAATTTGGCGTCTGTGAGTGACGGAATAGCGTCGTTCGGTAGTACGATTAGCGGGATTGTCGATGGTCTTGCGTCATCTATTAATAGCATCGCAAATGCAATATTAGTCGGTGGTTATAAGATGATGTTTGGGTCTATTTTATTTAGAGCATCTATCACGCCATTGGCTACGGCAGTTGACGGTTTGAACACGACAGCTAAAGCGGCTAGTAGTTTGACACCCAGTATTACAGGTTTGGTCGATGCCGTGTCACAATTACAATCAAGCGACATAATAGGTGCATTCACCGACCTCTTATCATCTGTCCCGGTTATCAGTAGCGTCACTGACACAATAGCGGCTGTCATTCAAGCCGGGCAAGAGAAAATACGGACACAGATCGATGAATTAAAAACATCATTCTCGGCATTAGAACTGATAGCGGCAAAGCTCGATCTACCTATAGGATCATCAGAAACAGCTACCAAGAAGAAAGTTGTAGCTGAGACAGTCTCAACAATACAAGTTAAGACTGAGACAAGTGGTGGGGTATCGACACGATGGCAGCAACAAGAAGCACAAGCCAAGCAAGTGGAGTTGATGGGGATCATTGCCACTGCTGTAAATAATCTTAGCAAAGGCAATGTCGAAGACGTGGGCATTATTAGAGGCTTGCTCGAAGAGCATCTCCCCAAACTTGGTGAATCGCCTTCGAAACTTGGCACCAGATTTAATAACTGGACATAACCATGGCAGCAAACTTGCTTGATATCGATACCCGATTAGCTAAAGCTGTCGAATTCAAAATTGGACGCGACAAGGTTCGTATTGTCGAATTCCAGTTCCCTCCTAAGATAACCACAGACAGCAGAAATGGTACTTGGACTGAAACAGAAATGCCAGGTGACCAACCATTTCAAGCATGGAAAACATCTGGCGCTAGAAAGATTACATTAGAATGGTCTTATATAATTGGTGCTAATGGTTGGGATATCACCAAAGTAAGAGAACAAATTCTTACTCTACGTGGCTACTACACAGCATCAGAGCCGTTAGTTAGCACTTATATAGTGATGTTCAAAATGTGGAAACTTGGCGGTACTGATCCAATGTCATGTAGGCTTGGTAATATCGACATATCACATGGTAAAGCATTATATGTTCCTATTGTTAATGGTAGACCAAACGTGAATCAGGCGCATCCTGTGATAACCAATGTCAAAGTCGGTATGCAGCTATGGTCTAGAGGCAATGCTCCGCAAGACACAACAGGGCAGCCATCGCAGGCACAACCGCCTAAAGTTGCTATCGCAGGACTGATTTCTGCGGTACCTCCAGATTGGCAGTAAGGATCATCATGGACGCAACAGACCTAAAACAATACTTCTATTCTAGATTCAGCCAAACTGAGCGGGTGTTATATGACAATCAAGACACGTTCGGTAGATGGAAAAGTCCTATCACAGACCTATTGGTTAGTAGTGCGACTGCATACGTTGTAAGTAGCTCTTTTGCTGGAAGGCCGGATCTTATCGCTTATTCTTTATATGGCAACTCGTCATTAGATTGGTTGATAATAGCTATGAATAATGCTTCTGACGCTCTAAATTGGCCGAAAGTTGGTGATACGATTGTTGTGCCGTCGAGATCGCTCATTGCAAGTGAATTAGTATGAACGAAGAAAATGCTACAATCGGGTTAGATCGCTTGCTGGTTAATCGAGAACGTCCTCTTAATCAGCGATTTCCCGGCATATATAGAGCATTAGTAGTGGAAACGAACGATCCACTAAATATGCATAGAGTCAGATTCAAATGCCCAGAAATGCACGATTGGGATTTGAAACCTGAGGAGTGCCCATGGGCTGTGTCTCAGTTCCATCTTGGCGGCAAACGTGCTGGCTCTTGGACGTCGCCATGTATCGGCGATTGGGTCTGGATAGGCTTTGAGAAGCAGCATCCATATGGTCCTGTTTGGACTGGTTTTTGTACGCCAACCAGACGAAAGTTCTATCCATATCCAGCTATTTATGGTGTGACGCCGTTGCCGGTTGATGCGGAAGGAACCACTACTAAAGCACCAGACGATTACAACAAAGATTATCTTCCAAAAGATTCCAGGCCGATGAGTACTGGCTCTTCGGACCGTTACGGCAATCTGGATCTTAGTAGCTCTGTCGGCTTCTTTCCTTCTGAGCATAAGCAGCAACCGCCGGGACCAGATAACGATCCGTTGCAATCACAAACAAGCACAGATAGCAACGGCAGCAAAACGCTATATAAACAGACAACCTTGCCACCGGAGATGAACAACCCCGATGCCAAGTTTATGGTGCGATTGAGCAAATACGGGCATTTGCTGTTGATGGGCGACCAAGGATATCACTGGCAGATAGCTAGCGACGGATCTAATAATTCAAAATCGGATGCAGGCGAGTTCTATGGCGATGTAGAAAAAGACGAAGAGTGGGAGATAGCACGTTGGAAATACCTACAGAAGCTGATTAATGAAGACGCAGCACACGGTGCAGATCAGCGTAGAATGATGTCGCTCACTAGATATGGTCACAAGTTAGAGATGCGCGACGTCGGATGGAACAAGACACGCGATGGTGAATATGGACAGCCTCGTAAGATATCTGATAGCACTAATGATGAGCGATGGGTTAAATGGCGTACGAAGGGCGGCATGCTCTTCCAGATGTCCGACATCGGTTTCGATCCTATTGATGACGATTTCGTCAAGCGTAAGTTGCTTGATGAGACTGGCACGAAAACCGAGCATGAAAATCAATACTGGAAGGGTGATGCGCGCTGGATACGGTGGGTCACTCGATATGGTATTAAGCTTGTGTTGGATGATCGTGGTTCCGATACAAAACACGCCGACAGCCAAGAAAATCCGCGTGCTCGTGGTGTGTTGATGAAGGGACGTCGGACACCAGGGGCACAAGGCCAGCAGGTAGAAGGAAATCCAAGAGGGTTCTATTGGGAATTCAACGAACGCGATGAGCTAAACCAAACGACCTGGGGTAGTCCTCTTGGCATAACTGCTCAACTTAACGACAAATTACAATATTTCATGGTTGGTTCTAAGCCATGGTACCCTATGCCATGGGCTGGTATCAAGGCTAATGAATTCCTTGAAGATTCGCTTGTTGCCGACGACACAGAGCAGACTTCATACCATATGAAGCTCGATCTACATAACGAATACTTACGGCTGAAAACTGCTGGCGGGCACGGTCAGCCACCATGGGGGAATATAGTCAACCCAAGATCGCGAGTTGGTATTCAGCAGGGGATAGAGTGCAGAGATGGTAGTATTGGTGACGATCCTTGGGCTGAATTTGTTGACCTCGACGATAGAGGTTTGTGGTTCTCTGGCAAGAAAAAGCTGACGGTGTGCAGAGCTAGGCAATATCCAGATGCCGTCAGGATTTGCTGGTGGTTCGATGAAAACAAGCGTGAAATCGTTATTAGAAATGACGAACAGGGCAAAATCCAGATAGTCTGTGCTGGCGATGTTGAGGTGATAGCTGGACAAGACGCTAAGGTATACGCAAATCGCAATATTTCTATGCGTAGCAACAATGCTGTTACTCTGATGGGTGGCAGCGGGATGCTTGAGATAGATTCCAACTATATCAAGATTAATAAAGTTCTGCGATGGAATGGCTACGATTCCTTCATTCCGATTCAACCACCAGATGTACTCGTTCCGTCTAATATACCGCAGCTTGAACCGAACAATCGCGGTGCTAGGTACAATAAGGATCTGGAGCACAACAAAGATATAAAGTGATCATAAATTATCCAACAGCCTTGTATCTTGCAGTAATTCCGCAGTCTGCGTCGGACAACGGCAATGTTACGTATATCGTTAGCATGACATCGCCGCCAAATGGTCCGCTGACAGAAATTCAGCTTCCTGCCGCGATAGAATTTCGGCAGCGTGTGCCGATTGACAAAAAGAAGCCAGATGGGCAGCGGGTCTATACCAATACCTTATCTAATGCATCATCTATAGGGTCTGCGAAGAAGCAATTTGAGGTAGGACAGATTCTCGAATTCGGGGCATCCGAAGAATCGACGCTGCAGCCTATGCTTGCTTCAAATCCTTTACAAATTAGACATGATACCAATATACTGGATCTGTCGTCACTCGGCGTGTCGCAGGCGGACATTACAGCGATAAATAATTCTGCAGACAGCCAATTTACTACTCTCAATTCCGAGTTAAGTGTCGTCAGGCAGGCCAGGATTGATATTGAAACCGATATCACAGAGAATCAGAAAAATCAGAATGAAACTAAGAAGGCCATAGCTGCACTTGAGCAATTGGTCCAATCTGATCCGTCGTTGCAGTCCGTTTTGGATTCTCTCAAGTCGAAGTTGGCCTTGTTTGTGACACAGATGAACGCTTTGGTTGTCATTGCCAATGAGCAGGCGAGTAATGCGACAGACTTGGAAAACAGAATTTTGGCAGTGGCACAAATGGTGAGATGATGAACGTAGTGGTCAAAACATGTAGCGTATGCGGCTCATCGGAAAACGAGTTTGCGTATCGCTATGAAAATGGCCAAAAGAGGCTTCGTGGAACCTGTAAGCTTTGCACTAATGCTCGCGTTAGCAGATGTGTCGCACAGCCATCATATCGGCAGAGATATACAGCCAAGAGGAATGAGAGAAGATTAGAGAAAGCAGCATTTCTATATGATTATTTAGCCTCTCATCCGTGTACAGAATGCGGCGAGTCTGATCCTCTGGTCCTACAATTCCATCACCTGCGAGATAAGTTTTTCGGCCTCGGCGCTGAGATCAGAGAAAAGTCCTTCGACGCTATAAAAGCAGAAATAGAGAAGTGTGTCGTTGTATGTGGAAATTGCCACATGAGAAAAACACGGCGGGACGGTAAAATCTGGACAGAGCCATCAGAACGCACAGAAAGAAATCGTAAATTTATCTATCAATATTTCTTGTCGCACCCATGTGTCGATTGTGGTGAAATAGATCCGATTGTTTTAGAATTCGATCATGTACGTGGGATTAAATCATTCAATATTGGACTAGAATGCCACACTTCATGGGAAAGAATAGAAGCCGAAATTATGAAGTGTGATATTAGATGTACCAATTGTCATCTAAGACGCACAATCATGACCAGCACCAACGATAAGTGGTATAAAGTTATGAAAGTGAGAGGTGCAGCATGAGTAAAGCAACATATTATGGGTTCAATCCGCCTTTCCTTAATGCCGTCCAGACCTTTGCCAATACGAGCCAGTCGGATCCGGAGCCCAATCGCTATCGTGGTATATTACCACGCCAATCTGATCTGCGTCTCGTGAAAAATGATGTGTTGCAATTGCTGCTTACGATCCCAGGCGAACGTGTACAGAGGCCGAGATTTGGAACGACCCTGCGATCTACTGTGTTCGAGCCAATGACGGACGAGGTGCTGTCCGATCTGCGTACTAATATATTGACAGCACTAAGTGCTAACGAACCGAGATTGATCAACGTCGATGTTCAACTAGAAACTGTTCCTGCAGATTTGCTGTTGAAAGTAGCAGTGACAGGCAATATGAGTTACGCACCGACAGAACAGTTCTTGTTGAACACTTCGATACCAGCCCCTGGAGCTGCGATATGAGCAATGAATTAGAAAACACGATGTTTAAGCTGCCGCTGACGCCAGACGAATTTAACGTCATGCTGCCACCGGCTAAGCTACGTCGCATCGATTTTAGTGCATTAGATTTCGATACGTCGAGACGCGCGATTATAGAGTATATCCGCACATACTATCCAAACGATTTCAACGATTGGGTTGCCCATAGTGGCATTATGATGCTGATTGAAACCCAAGCCAACAACGTAGCAAAGTTGAGCTTAAGGTCTGATTTGCTTTCTAACGAATCGTTTCTTCCAACGTGCCAGACCGAAACTGCTCTCATTGAACATCTTGCACTAATTAATCAAACGATCAAATCGCAAACACCTGCAATAGTTGATATAGAGGTTGCTGTACAGTCGGCTCTGACGGTGAACGTCGATATCAGTGCTGGTGCCAGATTCACAATAGCAGGCCCAGATGGACAACCAATATATTACGAGTTGTTCCGTGCTCCTGGTGATTTCAAAAGCTCGCTAACTATTCCGGCTGGAAAACGCGGTGTGATAGGATACGGGATTGAGGGGAGATTTGCAGGTCCGGCCAACTTATATAGTCCAGGTGGCCCAAATCAGGCATTTTCTATCAAAGTGGCCAATATTTTGCAAGAGCCTATAACTGTTGATGTCTATACTGGTGAGTCATCAGTATCATGGACAGTTACGACAAATCCGCTTGAAACATATACAGCAGATGCAGAAGTCGTAAATGTTACTTACTATTCTGATAGGATTGATTTGCTCTTTGGCGATAACATCAATGGCAAGGCACCTCTAGCTGGTCAGCAAATCGTAGTCAATTATCGTGTTGGTGGCGGAGTAAGAGGAAGGATCGGAAGCTACGCGATAAACGAATCAAGATCTATATCGCCTTCATCGATAGCGGCACCAGTCCAAGTTACATTCAGAAATCTTGCAGCTAGCTCTGGTGGTACAGATAGAGAGACAATGGATCAAGCTAAGAAGCGAGCACCACGCGATTTTGTAGTGAGAGCATTCGCTTCTGACAGACCAGCCAGTATTACTACTAGTTCTGATTATGCACAAGTTGTTAGCAGCTTTGCAAGCCCTGTATATGGGTCTGTTGCAAAGGCCGTCGCTACAGTACGTACAGATCTCAACGCAAATTTGGTCGAGTTATATGTACTAGCATATGGTGCGGTCGGCTTAGTTACACCAAGTTTAGGTCTTAAGCAGGCTGTGCAGACTTATGTTAGTGGATATAATGTACTTACTGATACTGTCAGCGTGTTAGACGGTGCGATAAAATCGATTACAACTGATATGACCGTGGTTGTTAGCAAGAATGCTGATGCTTCGGTTGTTCGCACAAACGTGAATGCGGCTTTAGACTCGTTTTTTAACGTAGATAATAGAGACCTTGGGCAGCCGTTGTACGTGTCAGATGTCATCGAAGCCGTGTCGAAAGTTGATGGTGTTTCATACGTCGATTTATTCAGCCCAGCAAATAATATCTTGCAAACCAATAAACTTGCTGACCCAACTGACACAACTGGTGTTGGCATAAATGAGATTATCGTGGAAGGCGATCGCAACGTGAAGTTCTTCTATGAGAAATCACGCGTCTAATCTATCATGAGCATACCAATCGGTCCGGTCCAAGGCAAAGCGTGGGGTACAACGCAGAGTATATTCAATTTTAACGGCATAGATGTCAATAGATTGATTTCATTTGCACATGGTTATTGTTCAGAACATCGTCATGCATGCAAATTCTCTCGATTCTTCGTTCTTCGAGGGAAGATGAAAATTACTATTTTTAGTGGTGAGATTACAGATGAGACCATATTGACTGACGGAATGTGTACTGATGTGCCACCTGGAGTGTGGCATAGATTCGAAGCTCTAGAAGATTCAGACACCATTGAAATTTATTGGGTAGCACTAGACAATAATGATATTGAAAGACGGACTACCGGTGGAATCTCTACCGAATAAATCACACGAACTAACACTAAACGGTAAGATCATCCCGATGTGGTTGATCGTATTCGATCAAGATCCGACGAAAGCATATATATGCACATCGAAGAATAAAGTTCTAGCTTCTGTAGAGGGAGCGATTCGTGGTACGTACGGCGATGAATCTGATTTATTAGCACCACCAGTCATCCGCGAGATAGATAGAACTTGGGGACAATCATTTATTAGCTTGCGATGTCCACCGTCTCTCGATCTCTTCATTCATCGACTTGAGATCGACAAGCATAATCCCATATGTAGGATATTGTTGGAGTGCTACGATGCACTACCATACGGTGTGTTGCGTGCTAAAATAGCACAACTATTCGTCGACGCACCGGTTTAAGCGGAGATCTCCTCTATTATCTTACGCTTTAGATCACGCAGTACGCTTGCCAAGATCGATGCTTGATCGTATATATGACCGTGGTTGTAAATGAACGGAGTTGTCGGGTGCTCGGCATCGACGACGATAGCTATCGCAATAGGTACTTTGGTTTCTTCGCAAACTGTGCGGAATTGAGTCATAAAAAAGTCAAATCGCTGTTCAAACTCTACCCGTGCGTCAGTTTGTGGTGCTTCCTCGGTGACTTTTTCTTGGGGTTTCTTAACAGCATCTTTCTCTGATTTTGCCATGAGTGTCTTCTCGTATTAGAGTGGTATCAAAAGGTTGACCAAATGATTCAAATACTAGAACCTCCCACAACTGCGATGCGAACGTGGAAATGGTGCCAAGAAGCGTTCGCAGCACAAGGTGTGAAATTAACATTCCCAAAGAATACCGACCCGAAAAAGACCTACCAGTGGAGATATGTCACAAGATTAGCAAACAAAATAGACGAATGGGAATTGGATAAGCCAACGGCGAGAGCATTTATTCACTTCGCCGTTGGTTATATGAAAGAGAAGAAATTACTACATAAAGGTCTATCTGTGTTCTTTCAAGGCAATATGATGGATGTATGCTTTGATCGTATGCAGAAGTATGCGTCTGGTTCCTCGAATCGTCTTACACAGCTGATTGCCTCACACAAATTTATCAGTGATAGGTGTAATGGTAAATCTGCTGTGGCTCTGCTACTCAATCGCGAGTCATTCGGCAAGTTACGAAACATTGTAAGGTGGTATAAAAGTGGCGACATCGCTGAAGCGTATTTATCTATGTCGATTGTATGCACCGAAGCTTTATCAAAGCTCGCAATAGTCGCGCCACACGAACGTATCTTACTACCGACAGAATCAGAATTGTACTGTTTGACCATCAATCTTGCGAAAGATGGTGATTTCCGACAAAAAGCAAAAGAAATTTTGGATAATGATTGGAGAATGACGCTGTGCCAACAACGCTAGTGAAACCAACAGCAAAAGCATACAAGAATCCCGTCTCTAAGAATGGCCGCAAGACTGTTAAAGACGATTTGCCGTTCAAGCTTGATCCAGACTTTTTAGCCAAATTCGCTGGTAAGAAGCCAAATTTCGGGTATAATGGCCTCGGCGAATTTGTTTTCTATCGCACTTATTCGCGCTTGAAGGATGACGGCACAAAAGAGACGTTCGCCGACACGCTTCAACGGGTTGTCGAAGGCTGCTATGAAATCCAGCGGGTGTGGTGCAGTACTGGTAAGAAGAGCGATGATGATAAAAAGAAGAAAGACGACGATGACGACGACGACGATAAGAAGAACATAGCTTTTGGCGGTATGGCGTTGCCGTGGACGAGGGCAAAAGCGCAGAAATCGGCTCAAGAGATGTTCCAACGTATGTGGGATTTTAAATTCCTCCCACCAGGACGCGGTTTATGGGTGATGGGTACTCCACATATGTGGAGGACTGGATCTGCTGCTCTAAACAACTGTGGTTTTTGCAGTACGCAAGATATCGAAGAAGATCCAGCATGGCCGTTTTGCTTTGTTATGGACATGTCAATGCTTGGTGTGGGTGTTGGCTTTGATACACGTGGTGCGAATAAAATCACAGTTGCTAAGCCACACGACGCAGAGACTCAGTGGGATATCGAGGATTCGCGTGAGGGTTGGGTCGATTCATTACGAGTGTTGATTGAATCATTCACGAACCGTCCAGAACTTGGGGTAATCAAGTATAATTATTCTTTTGTTCGACCTGCCGGATCTGAAATCAAAGGGTTTGGCGGTAAGGCTAGTGGGCCGGGTACACTGCAAGACCTGCATAAAATGGTCATCAAGCATTTCCACAATATCCTCAGGCGTAAAAGCCAGCTGCTCACTAGCGTTGATATTGTTGATATTATGAACTTTATTGGTAGATGTGTTGTTGCTGGTAATGTGAGAAGATCGAGCGAAATAGCGCTTGGTGATCCTGCCGACTGGGATTACATGCAGATGAAGGATAAGACGTTGTTCAGCGAGCAACTCAAATCTCATCGTTGGGCTTCCAATAATTCGATTTTCGCTACTGTTGGCATGGATTATCACAGCGTTGCGAAACAAATCGCCGATAATGGTGAGCCAGGTTGCCTATGGCTTGATAATGTCCAGAATTATGGCCGCATGTTAGATGGCCGTCAAGAGGGCATTGATAAGCGAGCTCTTGGCACTAACCCATGCCTCGCTGGTAATATGCGATTGTTGACTGCCGATGGATACAAGACAATAAGTGAGTTATGGGAGCTTGGCGGTTATCAGGAATATGGCGAATCTACTAGCATCGAAAAATATGGTCAGCTGATGATTGTGAACGATAATGGCGTTGTTCCAGCCACCAATGTTTATAGAACATCGGAGGCAGCACCGATATTTCGTGTTGAGTTTGATAACGGACAACATATTGATGCCACTGAATATCACAAATTCATTATTCAGGACGATGATGGCGAAAATGTCGTTGTCCAATTAAAGGATTTAAATATAGGAAATCGCGTTCCATTGGTATTACGAGAAGTTTTTGGCGATGTTGATAACCAAGACTATGCTTTGCTGGCTGGATGGACTATTGGTGATGGCTCGCTATCGCCACAGAAAGACGGGCAAACTACGGCTGTCGTTAGTTGTTATGAAGACGATGTAGATGTGGTAATGCCGCGATTACAAGTCGCGATGAGGTCGGTATATGATCGCTACAATTCGTCAAGTAATCAAAACCCAAATTTTGAGCCTTGGGAACGTAAGCAAGAGTATTTTGCGCACAAAGTAGTGAGTATAAGATCAAGTGTTCTTGGTCGACTGCTCAAAGAAGATGGGATTATTTCAGGCAACAAGCATCATATCCCAAGATCCATCTGGAGTGCTAATAAACAAACTGTCGCTGCTTTCTTGCGTGGTTTGTTCAGTGCAGACGGTAGTGTGCAAATAAGCAATTATAAAAAGAGTATATCGGTAAGGATTTGCCAAGTTCATAGACAACTTCTTACTGAATGCCAGTTGTTGCTTAGTCAATTCGGCATAACATGTTCAGTTCTGCATCGTAGAAAAGCGTGTCAGAAGTTAATGAATGACGGTAAAGGAGGTATGAAGTTATATAATAAGAAAGATGAATATGAACTCATTATTTCTGGCCGCACTAATGTCGAAGCGTTTATATCACAAATCGGCTTCATTCAAGAAGTCAAGACCAAAAAAGCGAATGACTGGTTAACGACACATAGCGGCTCAAACAATTCGGCAGTTAAGAGGTTTCGAGAAATCATTGATATTACATATCTCGGTGTTGAGCCAACTTACTGCCTAACAGAACCGAAAAATAACAAGATATGCGTGCAGGGGGTGTTAATATCACAATGTGGGGAGCAGTCACTTGAAGACGCTGAACTTTGCTGCCTGTGTGAGACGTTTCCGGCACATCATGAGAGCGCTGAAGATTATCACCGGACATTGAAGTTTGCATATCTTTATGCTAAGACAGTGACGCTATTGCCGACGCATTGCAAGAAAACTAATTCAGTGTTGTTGCGAAACAGACGCATTGGCTTATCGCAGAGCGGCATCATCCAAGCGTTTGCTAAATTTGGTCGTCGCAAGGTTTTAACAGATTTCTGCAATAAGGGTTATGAGGTTGTGCGGAAATGGGATGAGATTTACTCGGAATGGTTGTGTGTGAGCAAGTCGCTCAAATGCACGAGTGTGAAGCCGAGCGGCTCAGTATCATTATTAGCTGGTGCTACTGCTGGCATTCATTTCACAATCGCACCAACGCGATCATATTGGAGAAACGTGCGAGTTTCCAGTGAAAGCGCACTTCTCAAGGCAGTGACTGAAGCTGGATATCATGTGGAGAAGTGCATTACCGACAATAAGACAAGTATCGTCCGTTTCGGCGTATCAGAGCTGGAAATACCATCGGTTTCTGAAGTGTCGATATGGCAGCAGATGAAAAATGCAGTTGATTACCAGAGATACTGGGCAGATAACCAGATCTCATGCACAATTCAATTCAAGCCAGAAGAGGCTAAGGATATAGCGTTCGTCTTAGAAGAATTCGACGACGAATTAAAGGGTGTCAGTTTTTTGCCGATAGAGAATAATGGATATCCACAGCAGCCATATCAGCCAGCGACGGCAGAAGAAGTTGCGGCTTATAACTCAAAGCTGAAGCCACTCAACTTTGATAAGCACTTAATAGAAGATGCTATTGGTACAAAATTCTGCGATGGCGACGTCTGCCAGATTTAATGATCGCTGCTATTAGGTCGTTGTCGTCACTAGTCTAAGATACGTATTTCATATATCGTTCTAGAAAACAGTTAACCGGAGCAACTACAATGAGAAAACCTGGTCAAAAGATGTCTGACAGTGATCGTTTCAAACTCTCAATGAAAGCAATATTAAACAATATCCTGAGGTTTATCAGAGACGACCATGGCGGTAAGGATGCTTTCAAGGCACAGAAAAAGAAGATATTGGAACTAGCCAAAGCGAAGGGTTTGGACATAGAAGACGATATCATTGATTTCTGTGTTGGGAGTGCACTAGAAGCGAGGAAAGAAACGCGTAATGGCATAGCCAAGCGCATTAAACCTTCGATAAATGAGCTAATGCGCAGAATATGCGGTCATTAAAAAAGTTTCTTTTGCCCTAGTAGATCTCTCGACTTTATTCTTGGTCGGTGAAATCGAGATTTGATGAACTTCTCTCCTTCAACACTACAATCGTTGAAGATCACCTTTGAGACGTAGCCAGCCATAACGGCTGCTTTGAATCGCTTTCTTGAATGTGCATAAAGATATTTGTTGCACATGAAGTAGATGTCGAATATTCTAGCGCTACCTTTCTGATTAACTCTAGCGGCTCTAGCTACACGTTGTTTGAACTCTGATGCTAGCTTGCCGCCAGTTGCCAGTATCAGATTCTCACACCCGCCTTTGAGGTCTAAACCGCGTCTGACGTTTTTGCCGCCAATTAAGACTTTCAGCTTGCGTGATTCGAAGTCTTTGAGAATCTCAGGTCTTCTTTTTCTCGACGTCTCTCCGTGGATGAACTCAGAATCAGGTATTAGTTTTTGTAGTGCGTATCCTAAGTCGTCGCGTTCAACTAAGATTAACGTGCCTTCATCAGTGAATCGCTTGCACAATGCGGCAATGAATTTATGAAACTTCTCGTTATAGACCATCATTTCATTGACGGCTATGTCGAACGCAGAGGCATCGTCTTTGTTGCCATCTTCGCCGAATGCAAGAGCGAAGTATGTGATAGGTACAGTCAGGCCAGTCTTTTCAACTGCTTCTCTATTTTGGATATAGATGACCGATCCCATGTGCTCTTGTAGTACGAGATTCTCGACAGGCTTGTCGGCGTCATATGGAGTGCCTGTCATACCGTATCTTCTGCGGCCATTAAACCAGAATCTGAATAGGCTCTTGTATGTGGACGATGTGGCGAGATCACAATTATGTACAAGTAGACCATTTGCTTCAAAACTTTCTGAATTTTTAACAGTGAAGTCAATCAGTCTGCATTTTTTACTATTCTTGACACTAGCAACTTTCTCAACAGCGAAACTATCTAAGCTAACATCTATAATTGGTATTTTGAGTTTCTCTATTATACTACTAGTATAATTCCTCCACAGTTGATTATCGCCTTTTTTGATAGCATACCAAGTAACTATTAGTGTTCGGCCAGCATGTTTGCTTACTTTTTCATATGATATACCAAGTCGATTTTTTGCGTCTGTGTACGAATTGATTTGTACAGATTCGCAAAATCGATTTATTTTATTTTGCCAGTCAATCAAACGTTTTAAGCTGATATTATTGCGGCGATCTATTTGCTTTATTCCAAGTATCGAATATAATTTGTGCTTCTTTATTCCAGACTCAAGCCATTTGTCAATATACTGCCCGTAGTTGATATATCGTTCGCTGTCTTTTATATTGTTATAACAAGTTTCTATTCTTTTTTGTTTTCGTGCGAAGCCAAATCCAATTCTGTCCCTGAATTTTATGAAATTTTCGCCAACTATTAGTAGTCTATATAATGTTTTGTGTTTTTTGTTTGTGCGTTTATTACCAATATAAATAGACGAACCTATTCCGACATAACTTAACAAAGACTGTATCAACTGTGCTATTGGTAGATCTATACTACCAAAAATTGCCTTATCTCTGTACCCAGAACCTTCTGAATCTAGCAACCCTCTTATCAAGTTTATAGCTGCATTAGTATCTGGTATAACAAAGTCTGGATGCATATAGCCCATTTTGCGACCTGGGTTAAATCCTAGCGACTTCAGCCAATCACATAATTCTTCTGATTTAATCCGAAGCGTAAGATCGCCACGCTTGTTTTCGCGTTCTAGCATAGACCCATGCCAAACGTTTGTAATAGCGGCAGCAATATTTGACCAGTCTTTTTTATCCTTTCGTACTGCAAATCTAATGCTTGTGTTGCTCAGGAAATGTCCATCTCCGATAAACAAACCGAGATGATACCACTTATTCCTTGAATTGATATTGTGTTTTTTATAGTTTATTGAGCCTCTGCTTGTGAGAAGTAAATCTCCATATTGTAAATCTCCGGCATGTGCGTCTCTCCTAAAACCATCAAATGTTGCTATTGGATGGTTGTCAGAGCAGATTAATTTACGACCAGTGTTGGTAGTAATTTCTATCGCTTGGCCATTTTTCGCATGTGTCGCAATTATTGGAAATGTTTTTGAGCCGACTTTAGCCTTTACGATAACGCCAGAAGAAACTAAATTGTATAATGTTTTGGCTGGCATTACTCCTAGATCTGTACCTATCCAGGTATCTTCATGTACGCACTCGTCGACCAATAGCATCTCGCATGTTCCGATCAGTTTATGCAATGCCTCTGCCTTCTTGCACCTACTGCGAAATCCTTTGAGTTTGATCTCGAAATTCTTATATGCCTTCTCGAATTTCTTTTGGGCTGTCCCAGATTTACTATCCTTGAAGTTTTCAAGTAATGGTTTTTCTGGACGATGCTTTGGCTTGACCAACGACTGTATCGATCCGATGATAATTAGCTGCCCAGATGGCATCTTACCAGCATAGAATAATCCTGGCTCGGAGCAGACCTCACGCATCAATAGCCGCTGCTTAAGCTGTTCAATAACCTGAATTTGCTCTGCTATAATTACCGTTGGGCACGGCATCGCCTTGCAAATTCCTGCTATCATTTCAGAGTTATGCGTAACTGTGAAATCGCCGAGCAAAAACCGACCGTTGCCGTCTAATTGAAATCCGTAATATTTCCCGGAGCCAATCGGCTCGACGTCGATGGCATATCTAAGCGGATCTTTATTGATTCTTCGTGGCTTGCATTGTTTTTTCACAACTAAACATGGTATAGTATTGACATGGCCAGATATTGTGATTCGTGAATAGTAGTCACCAAACCCGTTACCATCGGTTTTATAGGTGTCCCTACAGGTTACTCTAAACCCAAGTGATCTAGCAAGGAACACAGTATCGTCTACGAGTACAGTTTTTTTAAGAGTCACATAGAGAGTATCATTGCGCTCATTTGTATAACCATCAGCATCAATAAGACCAGCTAGAAGTTTAAGTCTGTCAATCTTAGAGGCGATCTTGAACTTATGCGGGATGTGTTTGCCGTCGAATAATCCAAGTCTTCTAAACGTGCGTTTCAACTTATTGTCTTGAACAGCTTTTGTAGGGGCGTGGATGCCACTGTATAGTCTGATACAATATGTGTCGCAATCCTTCTCCGGCGTGTCATACTTAGCTAGCACGTACCCGTTCGTATCACAATAGTCCTGCAGATATGCTATTATCGCTGCATCTGGTTTCTCGGATAAGAAGAATTGTAAATCAGTTGATTTGCCATCACCAAGCCATACGCCATATAGGTATGGGTCGATCTTAGGACTGTTTTGGTTGGCAAATTCAACCGAAGTCTTATAACCTTTACACAGATTCTTGAAGCTCTTGCTTGAAGTGACGTAATCGGAAGCCTGGATTTCGATATTTTTCCTTGACCATTTTTTCCTACCTCGTGTCATTTTCACGAGGCTTAACTGGTGGTGCTCATTTACGACGAAGGAATCGCCGTATTTCTGGTTTACACGGAAAAGCCGACCAGAACCATTAGATATTGCTAAAACCTTCCTGGGCGTCGAGTCATCTCCCATAAGTAAATCGCCGATGTGCACATTCTCTGCTAGCTTAATTGTTCCATCATAGCAGATGACCTTAGTTCCTGCTCCCAAGCATTTTCCGCCGCCCATCGACACATTAATAATCCCTACTTCCGTTTTGTATATCGTCTTTATAGCATCTATCTGGAATGGTTTTAGTTTGATACCAGGTAAGAAATCTTCGTTGATGAGGGATTGCTCGATTGGCTTATATTTTGATCTCTGTCTTTTATCGATGACAACTAGCTGTAGGTCCTTCTCTTTACATAACGCACGTAATTCTCCAAGAAATGGTCGTGCTATAGTTTGATTGGCTCTGTTGTATTTATGGTAGACCCCATCCCAACTTGAGCCGCCAGATACATCAATATATCTCGCACTTGGTCGTGATGCACTGAATCTAGCATCAATAATTTCTTCTTCCCATGCGGTCAGATTTGTCAGCTGGATGGTCTTATTAGTGATTATCTTAGCAATCATGGTCCGTCTTTTGTGGCCACATATTTGGATACACTCCTTAAAATACTTGACGCTTCAAGAAGTAAATAGTTTTTGGAGGACCCTATTATGTTGATAGAAGAAAATCTAGACGTCGCAGATTTGGATGAATTAACTGAATTTCAGTCAGATGATGTAGAGGATGTCCTACCAGATGACCCTGCATTATTGTCGAAGAAGCATTACTTCATCAACGAGTGCGTAGAAGATAAACTCCGCAGATATATCTGGACTAATTGCACAGATGTCGCCATACGCGATTCCATAATGACCCATGCTCCAGAGCTAATCAAGCAGATCATCAGAAAACAAAATCTGCATATGATTTACCCAGGGCAGGAAGAATCTGCTTTCGGCGATTTAGTCCAAACCGCATGGGTCCAAGTTGAACGAACATTATATAAGTTCAGGGCTAAACCGCACTGTAGAAATTGCTATAATCCAGATAGACCTATTAGCTCGGCACTCTACATCCCAGCGGAATCAGAATATAGTATTATTACATTCGACCAACTATTTGACCCCAAATATTGTCCTCCTGGTAGTAAGAAACTTGTCATCGGTCGCAGCGGTAGGAATCCTCCTAAATGCCCATATTGTGGTATCGCTCTAAGCTCCCACCCAGACGTAGAACCTAAGCAGGGCACTTTTGGTGGGTCGGTGACAGTCTTGTTCCGTGGTAACTCCAAAGTCTTTAATATGTGGAGCCAAGTTAGTAGGACTGTAATTCTAGCCTTTGTGAAAAAAGAAGGACGCGACAGGAAGAACGCCACGGCATATAAGGATCATCTTTGTAGTTCGAATAGAATTGATGAGGACCGTCTGAAGAGATTCTTCACAGAAGCATCTGAACTTTGCAAACATAATAGGGATCATATGCGATGTATAGATGCATTATGCCATGTGATCAAGACTGATGACAAGCCATACGATGGTTTAATCGGTAAGCTGGTGGAGCATTCCGGGTTATCTCGTGTCCAAGTCAATGGTTTCATCAAAATGTTACGTCTTCGTTCTCATGAGTTTACGGACTCTCCTTTGAGTCATGAGAGCGAACACGATAAACAATTGAAGAAACAATTCCTTTGCCAGGATGAGGAATAATATGCCGAATTTCGCATCGCCATTTTCTGAACCTCTGAATGGCAGGAAACTGACCACCGAAGAACTTATCAGAGCTATCCGATTCGTTATAGCTGCTGAATACGAGGCAGCGCAGATGTACATGCAGATCGTCGAAGCTACAGATAATGAACTCGTTAAGAAGGTTTTGACGAGTGTAACTGACGAGGAGCGTGTTCATGCCGGAGAATTTCTAAAGGTTCTTCATGAGCTAGCTCCAGATGAGGCGGAGCACTATAAAGAGGGTGAAAAGGAAGTCAAGAAAGAAATCAAGAAAGACGAAACGCCAGAGGTGGCAGAATCGGTTGAACCTCTTAAGGATATCTGCCCTATCTGTAATGAAAAATCAGTCTCTCGGTGTCGCTGTGGAAATGTCGTTAAGCATACAACCGAAGATCTTGAAAAGGGGCACGGGCTGCGTTGTCCTAATGGCCATATCTGGTCTTACCAAACTGCAGACAATAATCTACTTCTTGGTGTTGATCTTAACACATGCTGTGATGCAACGCCTGTTAGCGAATCAACCAGGAACATATTGCGGATGATTGATGAAAAAACGATAACTGCAGAAGACTTCAACCGGTTCATAGCGGAAACCAGTCCGACCAGTCTTAACAAGCGAGTGCAGCGGCAGATGAAGCACGATAAAATCGGGCCACAATCATCTAGCCTTGGACGCCAAATAGACGACAAAACGGACCATGAGCCAGGGCAACACAATGACCCGACTACTACGCTACGTGGTAAGAGTGCATTGCGAAAACAAATCAAGCGTAATAAAGCTCATCCAGAGCAGTTTCGAGAGGCTATGGAGTTTCTCGAATCGAATCGCTGTAAGCCACTAGCAGAGTGTCAAGCCAAATTGGTTAATATAGCGAACCCGGTAGCGCTACAAAGGCTCACGACAGTGCTCGCTAAAAGACCGGGTATGAATAAAGAATGGCAAGACTGGATAGTCGGTCTTGACACTGTAATATCAAAATATTATGGGAAAGAGATCAATGGCTGAAGTATCTGTCCAGGGTATGGACGACGAGTTGCAATCTCTATTGGCTGATCTAGAACAACCAGAAGAACCACTTGCTGACGCCACGAGCGAAGCAACCAATGGTGATGAGGTTGAGGTCGCAGTAGCAAGTACAGAATTAATTGTTCCAGATCCAGAATTAACAGATGCTACGACAGGTGTAAGTGAGGCAGAACCGTCCGATTTACCGCTAACATCTGATCCGGCTCCTGCTAATTCTGAGCTTAAGGCGGTTGTTGATAAGTTCGACCACGATTATGGTGAAGTTCAGACTAATCTGAAAAGTGATCGGAAGAAGATAGATAGTGTGATTGATATATTATTAGCCCGTGTTAGAGCAAATACCGATGCTGAAACAGATACGATGTCTCTTGTAAAGGCGCTTGGTGTTTTGGCTGATACAAATGGCCATGCTGTGAAGCTGTTGGATTCTCGTTCGAAATTACTCGCTGCCACCAAGAGTACCCTTAATGCAAATCAAACCAACATCAATATTACTGGTGTCGATGCAGAGTTGCAAAAGATATTAGACCAGCCATCGGACGGATAATGGCAAAACTCTTAACACATCTCTCTGCGACACAGACTGAAGTAATACATCGATGCCAGCAGTCGACTATATTCTTTCTTAGGAACTTTGGCAAAACCAAGCATCCTTCTGCTGGCGTTTTACCATTGAATCCGTTTAGCTATCAAGTCAAAGCGTTGACTGCTTTTAGGAAGTATAGATATAACATATTCAAGAAGTCTCGGCAAACCGGTGCCAGTAAAATAGCTGGAGCTTTTGCACTGTGGTTTGCGATGTTCTTCATGAATAAGACGGTGTTGATAGTCTCACGTACCGACGAAGACGCAATCAACTTCCTTAGAGAAAACATCATTTTCTTATTTCGGCATCTTCCGCAATGGATGCAGGATGCTTGGAAGCCGATTAAAGAGAATGAACACGAAATACAATTTCCGAACGGTTCTCGTATTCGTTCCCTCACTTCGCACCCCGATGTATTGCGATCTAATGCGTCTTCTTTGAATATTATCGACGAAGCTGCGTTCATTAGAGATATGGGTGTGATGTGGGCAGCCGGTCAGCCGACTTTGATCCACGGTGGTAGCGTTATCGTAGTATCAACGACGTGTGGTGTCGGCGGTTGGTATTGGAGTACTTGGACTGATGCTGTTGCTGGATTCAACAATTTCAATCCTATCCAGATCGACTGGTGGGACATGGATTGGGAAATCCGATATCGCGATGCGATGACAGGTGATCTTAAGATCATAGCACCAACAGCAGGGTTACGCAATTGCGTGACTCCAGAAGAAATAGAGAAGTATGGACAGAAGTGGTCTCCGTGGCTTGAAGACCAATACCGCGAGCTGCAAGAACGTGGCGAGACTTGGAAATTCAGGCAGGAAATCTTAGCGGAGTTCGTCGGATCTGGTAGTACTGTAATTGATATGAAAATCTTAGCATATCTGCAGACTATCATCAATGATGATTTCAAACGGGTTAAGGGGCCGCAGACATATGTTCATCCTGTAAAGAATCAACATCTCAAAATCAACTTCAATGGCGGTAATAAACGAGAGCTAGATAAGGATGAGGGTCTATGGGTTTGGAGAAAGCCGAATCACGGTAAACGTCCTATTTATGTAGGCAAGCGTCTTGTAGATCCGGGTGAGCAGCCGCACCGATATTCAATTGGGATCGATATTGCAACCGGTAAGGGTCGAGACTATTTCGGATTGCAAGTTTTAGATATCGATGCGCAAGAGCAAGCCGCAGAGATGATGATACGATGTTACCCGAAAGATTTCAAATTATTGGCTGATTATATCGGTCGTTGGTATAACAACGCATTGATGGTAATAGAACGCAACAACGGTGGTGATGCATTCATAGATGATATGCGTTATGATTTAATGTATCCAAACTTATGGCGAAAGAAGGATATAAACGATAAACCGAAAAAGGGTTCTACTGGAGGATCTATAAAGCTAGCTGAATACGGTTTCTATACAGGTCAGGCTTCAAAGCCGACTCTAAATAAAGCATTAGTTGACTATTTGCATCCTGAAGGCGGCTATAAGATATATAGCCGCCGACTATTGAAGCAATTGCAGATTTACGTTCGCAAAAAAGACAGAACTGGACGTGATACAGATAAGACTGAAGCTGAAGAAGGCCCAGGCAACCACGACGACTTAGTTATGGGCCTTGGTCTTGCTTGCATCGGGGTCAATGACGCAGCCACACAAATGATTGGTGGATTGATTCCGTTCCAAGAATCGATGCAAACCGATTTTAGTGCTTCTGAAAATTACAGTCCGAGCCAAATGGATGCATCTGTTTTAGCGCCTATTGGAGGGTTTGTAGAAGTTTCTCCAGATGTTGGTATAGCTGGCGAAATAATAAGATTCGCTGAACAATTGGGTGCGATGCCTGTTAGTGCACAGAATATGCCGCCGATATCAAATAGGAAGCATACTCTAAAGATCTGATATCTTCACTTGAAATATATCTTAGGTGAAGATTATGCAATGCTCGCTCAGCTTGCCGTCATATGTTGTTAGTAGTAGCGCAGAAACCATAAATTGGGGCTTGGCCTGTGTAGGTATTCCGAATATATGGAAGATCACTAAGGGTCGCAACATTAAAGTCGCCGTGCTCGATACCGGAATAGCACAGCGGCACCAAGATCTAGTGGGTTCTGTACTTGCTGGTGCTGATTTCACCGGCAGCAAAGGCATTGAGGATAAGATTGGGCACGGTACTTTCTGTGCAGGTGTCATTGGTGCACGACAAAATAATTTCGGGGTTATCGGGGTTGCACCAGAATGTCAATTACTAATTGGCAAAGTTGTAAATGATAATGGTGCTTGCTATGATCAGGCAGTTGTAAATGGTCTAAATTGGGCTGTTGCTCAAGGTGCCGACGTCATCTCTATGAGCATAGGGACGCCGTGCTCAACCGATTTGTTGCACAATACTGTTATTGCAGCATCACAGAAAGCGTGTATTGTTTGCGCTGCTGGTAATAATGGATCGACTTTAGATGCTATCAATTACCCTGCTAGATATCTTGAGACCATTGGCGTTGGTGCAATAGACCGCAACAAACGTCTCGCTGGTTATTCATCTCGTGGAGATCGCGTCGATATCGTAGCACCAGGCGATAAGATTGTGTCATGCTGGCCACCTAACGGTATAGCGATGTTAAGTGGTACAAGCATGGCGTGTCCGTTTGTGGCTGGTATTGTCGCTCTCGTCGCCGCTGATCGTAAGAACGATGGAAGAGCACCATTAACTAAAGACCAAGTAGTCAGCCTATTATCTGAAGCAGCTATTAGTATTGGGCAGATTGGTAGTGGCCATGGTCTTTTGGACCCAGCGGCTTTATTGCGCGAATCTGAAGAGCATTACCCGAAATAAGCTACTTCCATCTGTTTACAAAGTAAATACTATAAACAGATGGACACTATATGATAGACTGGGTAGGTACAGCAGAACGTTTCGGATACGATAGTATACCATCGGCAAGGAGGCCGAAAGTTATTTGTGTGTGCGATAAATGCAGTAAAAAAGCAATAATAACTATTAGAATTAAGAATCTAGTTATTGACAATCAATTGCCATGGCTATGCCCATCGTGTGTTAAGAAGAATGAATCTGTCGCTATATCTACAAGGATGAAGAAACGATGGCAAAATGAAGATTATAAACGAGAACGGCGAGAATACACTAGGAAACTATTGGAAGATGAAGAATTTAAAAAGAAGCATAGTGAGGCAACTAAAGTTGGCATGCAGAAAGTCAATATACCAGCAATTTTGAAACAACGATATATTAATCCTGCTGCTAGACAGAAGATTAGAGAGGCATCTATCAAGTCATGGGCTAATCCGATATTACGAAATAAACATTCAATAGCTATGAATTCTACTACCGTTAGAACAAAATGTTCAAACGGTGCTAAACGTGCTTGGCAGGATGATAGTTATCGAGTGCGCATGGCTGAAGCTAGGGCTATACAATCTACTAGAATCTCACGAATACAAGAGATGTTATATGATTTTTTAGATGATCTTGGTGTTCATTATCATCGTGAAGGTGAGGAGACTAGAATAGGCTATTATGTTTTTGATTGTATTATTCCAAATACTTGCGGGAAGAGACTATTAATAGAGTGCCAAGGTGATTATTGGCATTCACTTCCTAAATCTGAGAGGAATGATAAATCCAAATTCACTTATATTTCTCGTTATTTTCCTGAATGTGAGATAATGTATATCTGGGAGCATGAATTTTATTGCAAGGACAGGGTATTAGATAGATTGAAATTGAAACTTGGTTTGAGCATAGAGACAAAACAATTTTACTTTGATGATCTTGATATCAGAGAAGTGCGATCAAGTGACGCAAGAGAATTCTTAGATCTATACCATTATCTTGGTAAAGATCGTGGCGGTAAATCTTTTGGTGCTTATTTGAGAGGTGAGTTGATATCTTGTGTTGTTTTTAGCCCGCCACTTAGACAAAACACAGCGGGCCAGTTTGGTCTTACTGACGGGCAAATTAGAGAACTGTCGCGTCTATGTATACACCCATCATATCACAAAAGGAATTTTGCAAGTTGGTTTATAAGAAGAACACTGAAATTAATTGATTGCAATTTAGTTATAGCTTACGCCGATACTACTGTCGGACATAGTGGAGCAATATATAAAGCGAGCAACTTTCAATTACATCATCTTGTACCAGCAGATTATTGGTATATAGATACACAAGGCTATGTAATGCATAAAAGGACATTGTATGGTAGAGCTATCAAAGACCATCTAACTGAATCTGGGTTTGCTGAGAAATATGGTTATATTAAAAAATACGGTGGTGAGAAGCTGTGTTTTGTGAAGTATTTATGAGGAAATTATGCCTGCTAACTGGTTAGTTTGGGATCGGATTAGGGAATTCACCCGTTCTAACCGCATATATCAACAAGAACGTATTCTTCAAGACCAATCTTCTATAGATAAGCTAGCTGTCGGTGGAGATTTTCTTGACTTCTCTTCGCAAAATGCGATACTACAGCAAACTAACCTACAAATCAATCGTTTGGAGAGATATAAAGATTACGAGCAGATGGACCAGACCGGTGAGATCAGTCTGGCTCTGGACCTCTACTCAGATGAATGTAGTCTTATCGATCCAGAGTATAAGCATGGGTTGATTATTCGAGCTGCGAACCGAAGAATCAAAGAAGAGCTAGAGGAATTATTCTTCGATACGCTACTTATCGATCGATGGTTGCGCCCGGCTGCAAGATATCTCTGTAAGTTCGGTGATGCCGCATTCGAGGTTGTCACTGATCGGAACCGCACTGGAGTCTCATCATTGCGGTTTATGAACATTTACAATTTCACGCGGATTGAGACGCGATTCGGCGATTTGGTAGGATTCTTCTATCAAGATGATATGTATCCAGAGCCGGTATTCATGCATCCATGGTCTTGTATGCATATGCGCCTGACGAATTTCGAATCAGTCTATGCGCCATATGGCCGAGCTGTTATAGATGGTTCTCGCAAACCATTTAAACAATTGCGATTGATGGAAGATGCTTCGCTCATTTATCGAATAACGAGAGGTCCAGAAAAGCGAAAATACAAAATTCCGGTTGGAATGATTCCTCCTAAAGAGATTCCGGAATATCTGCTGAGCATTGCAAGAATGTTTAAGCGGCAGCGATTTTATAATCCAACTACTGGCACATTCGACGAGAGATTCTCACCAATCGTCCAAGAAGACGATTTCTTTCTACCGATGCGTCCTGATGGTTCTGGGCCAGATATTGAGGTTCTCCCTGGTGGCGAGAATATGGATAAGATATCTGACATCGAATACTTCAAGAAGAAAATGATTTCTCCCTTGAAGATACCATTTGCTAGGGTGGGTATTGGTGAAGGTGCTGGAGAACCAAACGAGAAATCATTAGCACAATCTGACGCCGAATTCGCTAAGGCCGTCCAATGGGTACAATCAGAAATAGCCCTTAGCCTACAGAAGATAGGAATTATTCATCTGGCTCTCCGAGGATATACGGTACAAGATATTAAGGGATTTAGTCTGTCGCTTGCTTCCAGCTCGGCGCTTGACGACCTCTACAGGATGGAGACTTGGGCTACTAGAGTTAGTGTTATGGCCGATCTGAAGGAAATTGGATGGTTCCCGAAGACCTGGATTGTCACTAGGTTCACCGACCTATCACCTGATGAGATTCAGGAGATGGAAGAACTCGCCGAAGAGGAATCTGAAGGCCAGGGTGAAGGCGAAGAAGGTGGTGGCGGCGGTATTGGCGGAGATATGGGCGGTGACTTAGGTGGTGGAGAGGGCGACGACTTTGATATGGATGTTGATGTCGACACTGGTGAAGAGGGCGGCGAAGAGGGTGGAGAGGGTGGTGAAGGCGAAGAAGAGGAGGGGGAGGAGGAATTCGAGATAGAAGGTAAAAAGATTGAACGCAAGGTGATTCTAGAGATACGTAAGGATGCTCGACGCAAGAAGCGGTATAGTAATTTGGTCAAAGTGTCGCAGCGTGCCAAGAGAGCTTCAAACCCGTTCCAATTCTTGTTGGAATCAAAAGAATTGGATGGTCTTACTAGATCTCTTCCCAAAAATGATGATGTGTTGACTGAAGATGTGAATGGGAGTGAGGGTTTGCTGGTTGAGTGGTCTGTGCCGGAGAAAGACCGCATTGAGGCGATAGCGGAAATCAGGAATGTCCTCAGGGGTCAGCCGGTGGCAGTAGCAACTGAGAATGATACTGATATTAGCCAAGATGACTTACCCACTTAGAAGCAAACATTATTATATAAGCCAATCGAACTCTCCGAGTGTCGGAGCTGGTTGCAATCAAAGGGAGCTACTACATGGCCACTAAAGCCGAATGCCTCGTATTGGATAGCAGGAAGTTTCTTGGGACTATCAACAACTCTGCCCAAAGCAAAGTGGCTATGTATGAATCGCTAGTCACACAGCTCGGACAGCGTGTTGGAGCCAAGTGGCGGCTTGCGGCTCTCAACGAGGGCAACTTGTTCATCGAAGACACCAGCAATGGTGGTTACTACGCCGCGATTTACCAGCACTTGCGTGGTGGTAAGGTGAACATAACAAACGTTCGCCCAATCAAGATCGTTGAGGGCCAGAAGCAATCATTGTTCGAACAAGACTGTCATGGTTTGGTCAACGCTATCGAGGCGAACGACCAACGAGCTATGCGGACGACGTTCAACAACCTTGCCGCCCACAAATTTTCTCCCCGCACGCTGCCGTCATCCGGCGTCATTCGCACACGTGATGGTGTAATTCGTCGGCTCCAGGTCGAAGCACATCTGCACGGCTGGGACGACACCCAGAAGCAGAAGTTGGTGAAGGCTTTGGTCGAGAGTCTATCAGATTCTGTCGTGCTCGAAAACGGCAGAGTAATCAGTGCCAGCTTCAATAGCGAACGTCGTAAGAAGCTGCCGGTAAGCGAGTGGACATGCCGTAAGGTTGTTGGCACCCATATGCGTGAATCGGCCAAGCAAGCTTATAAGTCTGACGGATTCCAGAAGCGGATCTACAAGATTGCCCAGTTGGTTGACGGCGATAAGATCTCTGAAGCCGTCGCTGGCATCAAGGATTTCTTGGTTGAACAGCAAGAATTCTGCTTGCTGACACGCCAAGAGTGCAAGACGCTCATCGAAAACACTCTGGCGTCCAGAGCGGTCATGAACCAACAGCTATGCAATGACGTTGCTACGCTGTTCTATCGCACAAATTTGAAAGTCAACCACGATTCAATCGTCAAGGAGTGGCGTGCGACGGCTGTGAAGTCGCAGCATCCGACACTCCTGGAGAACGTGAATGTTCTCGAAAAGACGAAGGACTTCGACGGCGACTATGACAAGTTTTTGAATATGACCTTCAACGAAGCCTTGTCGCCACGCGATGAGGAAGTGAAGGCATATCGCACGGCTCTCGATCTACTCCGCAACAGTCCTAAGATTCAAGAGGATGTTGAACTCAAGGAGAAAGTCGATGAGCTGATCGACAAGCTATCCGAATCGGAAGTCGACGACGCCACAGTTTATCTGGTTCGCGAAACATTAGCTTCGGCTCATAAAGAGCTCGAAGCGATGGATACGCTGAACGATTACGATACACATGGTGGTCCCGAGACCAATGCCGGAATCGATGCCGGTGAAGAGCTTGGTGGCGAGATCGGCGGCGACCTTGATGATGCTGCTGGTGGCGCTGGCCAACCAAACATTGTCATCAATTCGCCACTGATCCAAATTGGTGGTACATCCGGTGCCCCAGAAGGAGAAGCGGACCTCGGTGCCGATCTTGGCGGTGATGAGCTTGGTGGCGATGAGCTTGGTGGCGAGGAAGAGGGCGGTGAGGAAGACCTCGAAGCACTCGGACTCGGCGACGAGGAAGAGGACGAAGAGGGGTTGGACGATCTCGGACTCGGTGGCGAGGAAGAGGACGAAGACGTCAACATTAACCTCGACAGCAAGCAGAAGACCGAAACGCCGGTATCTGAGCGTGTCGCACGTAAGGCCCTCGGTATGGCCGAGGACAAAGATTGGCTCAAGAACAAGATTGCCGAAAGAGAAGGCAAGAAGGACGAGGGCGACAAGGGCGACAAGAAGGATGAAGGCAGCGAGGAGGTCGATGAGTGTGAGATGGAGTGCGATGAAGACGCCGATCCGTACGTCATGGGCGAGTCGGTCGAGTTCACTTCTAGCATGGGTATCGACTACGGTCGATCTATCCTCCGCGATGAGATGGACGACGTAGTTTCCAACATGTTCAGACTCGCCGAATCCAAGAACGTCGACCTTGAAGACATTAATGCACACAAGCTGGCGTTAGAGGCAATCACAGCTTCCGGTCTGCGGATTCCGGAACACCGTATCAATGCCACTGTTGACAGCATCGTTGAGCAATTCAACCAGATTGCCGAAGATCAATACAAGAGTGGTACTCTGATGCGTCGGCGTAATCCTCGACGTTCAAGTCTGAATAAGACTGAGCGGAAGAAGCCATCCGGCAATAGTGTTGCTGAAATTGACGATGGGACACCGCCAGAGGCCGATGCTGGTATAACCGGCGAAGGCCCGAAGAACGAATCGCGTATTCGACGCAACATTGTGTGGCTTGAGCACGATGAGAGCGGCAAGGGAATCAAGGGCGATCTCGATGGCGTTCGGTTCATCCTCGACTACGCCGAGCCTTTTGTCATTCTTAGTGAAGACGGCAACGTGAATGTGCCGATTCCAGAGAATCTGTTTGAGAGCGCATTATGTGCCGCTGGCCTAAGGGATGGCGACAGCAAGCCTTTCTCAAAGTGGCTCGCTCAAGGTATCGAGCAGTTCCGGCCAATCACGGAAGAGGAAGACAATGCTCTTCAAGAAGCCGTAGCGACCATTACTGCTGGTAGCGATGGGTCAGTTTCAGTCTCGGTCGACACCGGTGTTGAAGGTGGCGGTGAAGAGCCACAGATCGATATCGTTGGTGTTGGTGGTGCCGAGATGGGTGGCGACGAGATAGGTGATGCCGAGATGGGCGGCGACGAAATGGGTATGGGCGGCGAGCCGAATGGAATGCAGCCCGTTACTGACCAGGGCGTCGAACCAGAAGCACCTGAAGCCCCGGAGGCCATTGCCGATGAGATGCCTGACTTTGAGGCTGGTAGCACACCTGAACCCGAAGAGCCCGAGGAGGAAATCGAGGGCGAAGAGAAGATCGTGGAAGATAAGGACATCACTGATCCGAAAAAGAGTGACTACGACACGACAAAGCAGGATCACCGCGAGCCTCCAAAGGAGAAGGGTGCACAGAAGCCTAAGGGTAAAGGCAAGGAGCTAGAGGGCTTCGACTCAAATGGCAAGGTTGATGTCAGCGTTAAGGACGCTGGCGACCTCAAGCCAATTAAGGCTGGCGAGAACAGAATCTAGTATCATGCCAAAGAGTTGGAACAATATTCCTGGCGACTCGTCATACAATGTCTATCTCGATGGTGGAGTCTTGTACCTTGAGAATGACAATGAGGTACCGGGAATAGTTCAACGAGAACTATTCCCGGTACTCAGACATGTTGTTGGGCGTAGATTCCGAGCCAACCAGTTATTGATCTCTCTTTCTGTCGATTGGCTAACGTCCGGCACCTACTATGAAGGCAGCCACGACACTCCAGATCTCGACTCTGAATTCAGATTGGCTGGTCCTGTCGAGTACAATATCGAATATGGCGATAAGCGCCATCGTGGCAGGTTATCCACAGAAGCCAGCCAAGCACTCTTCCAACTTGTAGAGCAGGATATTATTGATAAAAATCCTGCTGATAAGTACATCTACCATGATTCTTTTGGCGAATCGCATTTTGAACGCTCTCTCAATCGAGCGTTGCTCTCCTAGCAAATATATAGCGATTCGGATAGTAAATAATTTTGACATTATCTGAGGGCTATATGCTTACAGGCATAATGGCGATCTTTGGTGCTATTTTTAATGTAATCGCTAAGATTGTAGCCGCTATCCCGTGGCAAGTTTGGGTCTGTCTGGCGATTTTCTTTCTCGGCGGATTGACGTTTTACGGCGGTTCTTGCCGTGACTTCTTTTTTAGCAAACACCGCAATCCGAAGCAAATTAAATGGCAAGAACTAAAAGTTATCAGTGCGCTTACTGGCACCAGTCTTGAATGCAGCGCAGGCTCTCGTGGTAGACGTACCAAGACAGTGAATTTATCATTTATTGCTGCACCATCTAACGATCTTGCCGACGAAAGCCGATCGTCTCTTGAACGTCTTGCGGGCAATGTGATTCGTGTTCCATATGAAGGTCTATTTAAGAAGCCTCTGGTCAATCCGATCAAGCCGGTTTCTGCTACGCCAGACGAATCGAAAGAGGTAGAAACCGTAAAATGCAATGCATGTAAGGGTACTGGTGAGATTTGGGATACTTGTGTGGTTATGTGCTACTTCTGCCAGAAAGACCACAAATGCCAAGAGTGTAAGGGTACTGGTAGATTACGGCTAAGCTACGATACTGTCGACCAATGTGAAGCGGCTGTACTAAAACATGTCGGCGAGAATGGATGCAAAGAATGCCAGAAGCTAAAAGGGCCGTGTCTAATCTTAGTGCAGCAATTGAAGAATATTATAGCGGTGAATCCAGATAAACCGCAGAAGATAAAATGCTTTGAATGCGATGGTAATGGCAAACACCCAGCAGAGCCGCCAGAAGCGCGGCTATATGTAGGATTAGTGTATAGTGCTTACGGCCAATGTCTCAACACAGAACAAGTGCGGCTAGGCATGGCAAAGTTACTACCGGAAGCTCCAAAGGAATGGAAAACATTCGAAGATGAAGCGAAAAAGAAGAATCTTGGAGTTTGGAAGCAAACGAGTGGTCATCGCAAATGATTCCACTTGGTTAACCTAACCGATAGAAGGTGGTACCATGACTCAACTTATTGGTGTCGTAATAGTTGCGCTAGCGTTAGTTGCACTTGTAGCTTGGATTTGGATTACGTGGGGTAAGGGCTCTACAATTGGACAGACCACGGGTGGAAAGATAGTCAGTGCTGCGATTGATACAGCAACTCTGACTGTCAATCTTGGTTATGTTGAGCTACTGAGCAAGATCGATGTCGTGAAGGCATCGCCCGATGCAGTCAAGGCATGCGATATTCTTGCAGATACGCTATGGCAGGGAGCTATTGCAGCATGGAAGACCGCACAAACCGTCGATACCACAACACCCGCTACTGTTGTTGCTAAGACAGCAAAAGTCACAACCACTGACGGCACTGTCGTGGAGGTTCCGGTCCAATGACGAAGAAAATACTGCCTCCAATTATCATCGTCTTGTTTCTCGTTGTCGGCGTGACGATGATCGTCAAGCCGGACATAATGCTATTCGGTGCCGCTGGAGTGCCAGAGAGAGCCGTCATTCTACGCGAGACTAAGGTCGACAATCCGCTGTCGGAAGAATGGGTCGAACTATTCGCCGGCGCTGAGAAGCTCGGCATATCGGTCTGGGATAAGGATGTGCTTGGGAAAGCTAAAAAGCCTTCTACTGAAGCACAGCCGTTTCTTGACGCTATCGATGACAAACCACTTCCGATTTTGGCTTTGAAGTGGCCTGGTGGTAAGATTACTACTATGCCATGTCCGCCAAAGCTGGACGCACTTAAGAAAGCCGCAGGCAAACAATGAGCTTATATATCAATGACGACAATTTTGCTGATGTTGTAGCAGAAGGTGAGGCGGCTGGCTTTACCTTTGGTGCATTACCACGGCAAACGCAAATCGGCGATTTGGTATGTGCCCCGGTTTTCGCAGAGCATGTGCCGCTCATTCCTGAGAGTGAATGGAAAGACCGAATTGCACAAATGACGGCGGCTGGTGCTTTCATTGGACAACGATGGAAGAGTGACCCGAATGCTGACTACCAGAACGGTCTTGGTTTCTGCTGGGCGTATAGTTTGGCTGAAACGTGTATGTCTGTTCGTCATGCAATGGGCCAGCCATTCGTTCAGTTGTCCGCAGAATCGTTGGCTGAATGCACCGGATATCGGAATGCTGGCTATTATCTAGACCGTGCATTGGAGTATGCTTCAGCAAACGGTATCGCGACACGTGCGACTGTTCCGCAACACAAAATCAGCCCATCGCAATGGAATCCGAGTTATAAGGACGAGCGGCAGAATTACATGCCGCAGGAGTGGTGGGACCTTGGTGGTAATGATGTTTGGGCCGAGACTGTAACTGCTCTACTCCAGGGATGGGGCTGCTATGTTGGTTACGATTGGTGGCATCACGCCGTGTTTCTTGATATGCTGCGTGTCAATAACGGCAAGATCGAGGTCCATACTCCGAATTCTCATGGCCCAGGTAATGACGCGTGGCTTGCAGGATCGAAAGCCATCCCATCAATGGGTTCATTCGTACTTCGCGGTATGACCTTAGCTAATTAAGCTGAGGAATCATGTCTAAGAAGTCGTTGATTACCGGCATAACCGGGCAAGATGGATCGATGTTATGCGAACTTCTCCTTTCTAAAGGTTATGAAGTTCACGGGCTGATACGCCGTTCAAGTAGTTTCAATACTGAGCGTATCGAATCGATGTATCAGGACCCGCATGTGAAAGAAGCACAGATATTTCTTCATTACGGCGATATGACTGATGGTGTAGGTCTCTCCGATCTTATCAAGAGGGTTGCACCAGATGAGGTCTACAACTTGGCAGCCCAAAGTCACGTCCGCGTAAGTTTCGATATACCTATCTATACGACACAATCGATAGCTATCGGAACGCTGCAGTTATTAGAAGCGATAAGGAGTTTCAGCGCTAAAATCAAATTCTATCAGGCTTCTAGTAGCGAAATGTATGGCAAGGTTGTTGAAACCCCACAAACTGAATCGACGCCATTCTATCCACGTAGCCCATATGGATGTGCAAAAGCCTTTGCGTATTGGCAGACAATCAACTATCGCGAAGCATATGATATATTCGCATGTAACGGGACGTTATTCAATCACACAGGCCCTAAGCGTGGAGAGACGTTTGTTACGAGGAAGGTGACACGCGCAGCGACACGCATCAAACTAGGGTTACAAGATAAGCTATTCCTTGGCAACCTAGATGCCAAGAGAGATTGGGGATATGCAGGCGATTACGTCGAAGCTATGTGGCTTATGCTGCAGCACAACGTCCCAGGCGATTACGTAATCTCCGCAGGCGAGACCAGATCAGTTCGAGAATTTGTTGAAGAGGCATTTGCGTTACTCGATTTGGATTGGAACAAATATGTTGAAATAGACCCACGATATTTTCGACCGACAGAGGTTGATTTGTTGTTGGGCGATTCTTCTAAAGCCAGAAGAATTCTTGGATGGGAACCAAAAGTTACATTCAAGCAACTAGTGAAAATGATGGTCGAGCACGATATGGAATTGGCTCGATCTGAGAAGATCTTACGAGACTCCAAAAGATCATGATTGACTTCGCGAACGACCGTATCTTAGTAACTGGTGCCGCTGGCTTTCTTGGTAAGAACGTCCAGGCCATATTTCGGTTGGCAGGCGTACCTGATAAAAATCTGCTGACACCAGGGATTGAGGATTACAACCTCACTTATGAAAATAGCGTTTCGCGGATGTACCACGACCTCAAGCCAGATGTAGTCTTGCATTTGGCTGCACTCGTTGGCGGCATTGGTGCGAATCAAGAAAATCCTGGCAGATTTTTCTACCACAACATGATAATGGGTGTGCACTTAATCGAGCACGCCAGACGTAACAAGCTGAAGAAATTCGTTCAAGTAGGGACGGTTTGCGCATACCCATATAACACAAAAGTACCATTCTGCGAAGAAGACTTATGGAACGGCTACCCAGAAGAAACAAACGCACCGTATGGAATTGCAAAGAAAGCGTTGCTTGTAATGTTGCAGGCTTACCGGCAACAGTATGGTATGAATGGAATCTTTTTGTTGCCAGTCAACCTATATGGCCCAGGCGACAATTTCGACCCAAAGAGTTCTCACGTCATACCGGCTCTAATTCGCAAGTTTCAAGAGGCCAAAGACAAAGGCGAAAATCGAGTCGTTATGTGGGGAAGCGGCAAAGCAAGCCGTGAGTTCCTATATGTTGAGGACTGTGCCAGAGCACTTGTGATGGCGACTAAATCATATGATCACCCAGAGCCAGTGAATATCGGGGCTGGATTCGAAATCACTATCTATGATCTTGCTGTAAAGATTGCTAAACTTGTTGGTTTCGAAGGCGAGATTTTTCACGACCTTACGAAACCGGATGGCCAGCCGCGCAGATGCCTTAATGTGCAAAGGGCATGCATGGAGTTTGGATTTAGTGCAGAAACGTCGTTTGATATCGGATTAGAACGAACAGTTCAGTGGTGGAATAGCCACAAATGAATCACGCAATAGCATATTTATGTGGCGGGCTACCTGTGGTAGGCAGGTTCTTCTGTTTATTTGGATTCCATGTCTGTAAAGACCCGATGCATATGTTCGAAAATTCAAATCCAGACTACTTTGAATGCTGCGTATGCGGTAGAACGATAGAGACAGAATGCTGCGTATGCGGTAGAACGATAGAGACATATCAGAAATGATCGAAATTGTTACCCATTGTTTTGGTGAGAGGTTCGCTACCATTCTGAACTATCATTTAAGCTCTATCGTCCTTAATGAAAGTCAGCCGGTTACTGTGACCGTCATATTCGCCACTAATGATAAGCTGACAACTAAAGTATTGTCGCACTTCGGTGTTGTCGATCGGCCATGGATAATGTGGAATTTCATTCATATGCCTATCCAATCGGTATATCAAAGGCCAATTGGTCGTAATCTCGCTGCAAAATCGTCAAAAGCTGATGTCATATGGTTTACCGACGCTGATTATGTGTTTGGTGATGGGTGTTTGAACTCTATATGGGTTCCACAAGACGATGGTATTTATCACCCAGAGCACGAATACCGCACTACTCGTAAAGTGAAAGTGCAGATGATTGATGCTTTGTTGAAAAAATCGGATATTGGTGTGGTGCCTATAGATCCATCACAATTCGTCATCACCGATATCAGGCGTGCAGTCGGCGGTGTTCAAATAGTCTCTGGCGATACAGCACGCAAAATTGGTTATTTGCCTGATAATAAGGACTGGCAAAAGCCACTAGAACAATATAACCGTGATGATGGTAGTGCGTTTTGGCGTAATCTATTCTCTAAATTCGGAACAATGGTAATCCCTAACGTCTTCAGGATATAATGGTCGTCATTGAAAAGAATCGGCTGCAGTTATTCGAAATTAAGACGTTCAAGCATAATATACTGTGTAAGTGTGGCAAAGGGATTATGATAGGAACTGGTGCTGTCAAACTAACTGACGGTGCTTCAGGACCAGCAAGCAGATATGATCATCAACATAAGTGTAATATGTGTGGTGAGATCGAATGGTTTTCAGACAAATATCCAATGCGCGAAGAGCGTGAAGTCCCAGTCATTCCAGATGAAGGGGTCGTCTTATGAAAAAGATATTACCCATTATTGGTTGCGTATTGTTGGTAATCGGCATATGGCTTATATTCCATGCTAATGCCGACATCGTAACGCCAAACGATGTTCCGGTAACTCCCGCAGAACCCATCGAGCCGGTGAAGCCGAAACCGAAGCCAGGCTCGGAGCAAGGTTCTACTCAACCACCGGCATCACCGGTGCCTGCTGATGACAAGGCTGTGAATCCGCTAAAGGCACCTGTTGCGGATAAGCCTTGCACAGATGATGTGTGTCCTTGTAATAAGACAGAACAACCTGCTGGAGCTGCTAAGAAGCAATATACACCAGTGCCATGGGCTACGGTACCGGGTCTTACAGAATCAGAACCACCGCAAGCAACGCCGCCAGCAGCCGAGTCAAACACAGAGACCATCACGATAACAAGAGGTCCTTTGCGTAGATTGCTAAGGAGAAATTGATGTTTTCACTGCTTAGCACCAGATACCAGAGGTCTGTTGAATATTGGGAGGGCTGGCAAGCCGTAGAATTGCACAAACAGTGCACCTATGCCGACCCGAAGCAACGTAAGGAATGGGCGAAGGGATTTGCCGATGGTGTGAAGGAGATGCGTGGCAATAAGGCATGGTACAAGAGCCGAACAATGATTGTTGGCTTATCTATGCTTGCTATCGGCGTCGGCCTTATTGGTTATGGGTTATATTTCGGAGGTCCTTCTGAGAAGGCACTTATAGGTGCTGGAACTGGTGTGACAGCTACGAGTATGGTTATGGCAGCGTTGCGATTGATCACAAACAGCAATATCACTCTTGGCGGTGGTGGAGGTCAGTATACACCTCCTCCATTCACTCAGTAGTGGCTTCTATACCTATATCGCTGCTTGCGTGCTGCAAATTAACAGTTACGCATAGGTTGCAGGTACTTCTATCGGGACATGTGTAGCCACAATATAGCTCACGCATCAACCAGCCATACTTCTTAACGAAGTCCGCAATCCCTTCAGCTTCACCAGGGATTTTATTATACCATTTGTGTCTTGCGAGGTGTCGTTCGATTATGTCGACCTCGCACTTTAGGAATTCAGCCAGATGAGCGCATTGTTGGTCGGCCATAGTTGCTCCTCTCCAATATCTTTCAACAAACTTATCGAAGAGGATATTATGAAACTCAAACTGTTGAGTGAAGGGCATTGGGTAAAAGCAGATCCAACTAAACGTATGTCTTTTCTATTACATCCCTCAGATAGAGAGAAATTCATCAGATGGGGTAAAAAGAAGCCGAAACGTAAATAATCATATGAAAGCTAAATGCCCATTCTGTACTGCTGGTTGTCCTAAGTGTGAGAACAGCGGAAAAATTAATGTCCGGTTCGCTGAAGGTAATATGTGGACCAGAGCATGCCTCGATGGAGCCTGTGGATTCGAAAACGGTGGCCGCATTCAAAAGGGCGACAAGGAGCCTCCAGAGCCTTCCGGATCGTGTGTTATGTGCAAAGGACCGACCAAATGGTTACTTATAGGATGCTTTAATGATACGAGGACAGAAGTACAGAATGATACTACTGGGCAAAAATAACTTCAGAACGATCAGTTCCCAAGTGAAATAGGAGTTGACCTGATAATGGATAAGATCAAGCAGCTTTTGCAAAAATGTGGTCTTACAGCCGAGGTTTCAACGCAATTATGCGAAGCCATCGACAACCACGCAAGCATGCTGAAGGAACAGTCGGAGACGGAATTTCAGGCACGCCTCG